TACTAAGGCAACGTTTATTGTGCCTGCGGGAGTTACGCCGTAGGCTCCTGCTAGGAAAAGTTTATTTTGTTGATATGCTCCACTACCTTGAGTACCAATACGTATTGTATTTGTTTCTGCATTTACACCATCATTAGAAATTAAAATACAACTGCTGCCTGTAACACAATTTCTTCCAGCGTAATATCCTAAAACAACTGCTTGGCTTCCAGATGTTTGTTGATAACAAGCATGATTTCCTATAATTACACCTTCACCAGATGTATTTACAAGATTTGCGCTATGACCTATAGTTACTCCCCACTGTGTATTTACTGTATCGGCTTTATATCCTATAGCTACGCCACCATCTGAATTTTGTACGCAATATTTATGAGCCTCAGTTCCTATAGCTATACCCTTTTGCTGTTGACTATTTCCTTGTACGAGAGACATAGCACCTGCGCCAATGGCTATATTATCTGCTGGATATTGAGTGCCACTATTATTATATTGCATACCAAGGCCAGCCTGATATCCAATGAAAATTTGCTTACCACCATCATAAATCGTTTTTCCAGCTTCATAACCTATACAGACGCATCCATTAGCAACTTTTATTGTAGATCCTGTACTTGTTCCGACGCATACGTTTGAAGTTCCAGTAGCTGATGCTGTAAAGTTACCCGCATTAGCACCAATAAATAAATTGCTCTGATAATTATGAAAATATCTAACAGAGTTAATCTGTATCTGCCCCACCGTTGAAGTTGTCGTAGGCAGTAATAAATTACCAGCCGTACTAACTAAGTTTGTCCCAGCAGTAACCGTAGTTGTAGCAGCGATAGTACCAGGAGCTATAAATGTAGCTGGAGTTGAGAGCGTAACCGCACTGCCGACTGTAGAAGCTGTTATTTGGTTGGCTGTACCTGAGACGGAAGCTATGCCTGCTGCCGGAGGAGCCTGAAACGTAGGAGCCGAACCGGCACCATTAGCCATAAGAACATGACCCGCGGTAGCTGCACCTGTAACAACACCGATGGTATTAGCAGCACTTGCAACAAGAACATCACCTATTGCTGCTGTTGCAGGATATGTGGCTGTAGTCCAGACAGGGTCAGAGGCTGCTCCGGAAGACGTAAGAATTTGACCTGCAGTGCCTGCAGAAGTTGCTCCGATACCAGAAGTACCCTCACCCAATAAAACACCGTGTGCAGTCAACGTCGATTGTCCTGTGCCACCTTCGGTAACTGCTAAGTCTGTTGTTAACTGTAGATCGTCGATAATAACCTTGCCTGCACCTTTTGCTGTAATATTTATATTTATATCTGCATCTGTACCATCAGCAGCTAAAGTTGTGCCGGCTAAAGTAACTGCCGCTGCTGCTACGTTAGTGTCAAATGTCGTAGCATAGATAGTTGTTACTGTGGGATTAGCACTAAAAGAAGGATCTGCTCCAGTGTTACCAATAAGCACAGTGCCATCTCCACCAACTGCTAACCAATCTAATGCTAACGAATCGCTGTTACCCACAGGTAATGCATGTACTGTCTGTAGTCCCAATTTAGCTTTAAGGTTAGATGGAGCTACTGCTTTGTTGGTAACCGTACCTGCTAGAGTCTCTGCATCTGAGGCGTATGTTACACCGGCTGGAGCAGCCTGAAAAGTAGGTGCTGATCCAGCACCGTTAGCCATAAGTACATGACCGGCAGTTGTTGCACCTGCTACGACTCCGATTGTATTATCTGCACTGGCAACAAGAACGTCACCTTTAGCTGTAACTTTTGGGTATGAAGTAGAACCCACTATAAATAGTCCTGCTCCGTTAGGTGTAATAGTAATATTACCTGCAACGGCAGGGTCGATTACAAGTTGACCACCTACCGAAGGTAAAGCTCCTTCTGCTGTTGAAACTGATATTTTAAACGTATTTGCCAGTGCGTCCCATCCTATAGCCGAGGAAGACGAACCGGTCATACCCTGATAAACATATAAATTATTTGGAATACTTCTAAAACCTTGAGATCCCATATTATCCCCCTCGTATTAAGCACTTGTTACCGTAAACATATACTGATAAGTTACCGTCCAATTCCATGTCTCTGCTGCTACACCAACAACTACAAGCGAAATTGATTGAGTCCCAACAGCTACATATGCCAATATAGAGGCAGTACTCGTACAAGCACTGTTTTCTACCTCTTCACCTATCTGAGTTATATCTCCTCCGGTAGGTCTGTAAGCTGCTAAGCTAGTTATCGAACCACTTAAAGCATTAGAAAAATCAGAAGAAAATCCATTAACAGTAAGACTTATACTTACCATCTCACCTTCATTTAATGGAATAGTAAATATACCGGTTGGAGTAGCATCAGTAGTTTGAACAGCAGCCTGACACGTATGCCACATAGAATTAGCATATCCGGTTGATATCCCCTGATACACTAAACAGCCAGACCCCTGTGTTGTAATATTCACATCAACATCAGCAGCCGTTCCATCAGCAGATATCGTATTACCATTTAAAGTTAAAATTGAAGCAGCTACCGCAGGATTACCAGTCAAAAAAGAGTTAGACGTAATAGACGTAACAGTAGGGTTAGCAGAAAAGGAAGGGTCAGCCCCAGTGTTGCCTATCAAAACCTCTCCCGTATCCCCTACGGCCAACGAGGTTAAGCTACCGCCAACGTTTCCTACTTGGAGAGCATGATCCGTAGTGCCTGATAAAGCTGCCGTTATAGTTGAAGCTGCACCTGAAAAAGTAATATTAGCACCGTTAGCCAGTGTTAAAATATTTAAAGCCGGTATAGCGTCACCGGCTGTAGTTCTAAATGTTGTAGGTACAATAGGGGGTAAAATCCCTATACCTATTCCTGAAATTTGTGACATAACTACTCCCCATAAAATACTGTTAGATAAACAGAACCTGTTGTTGGTACACCCAATTGCTTAACAAATAAACTTGAGCCTGCCGTAAGTAGTAATGGATTATTCATAGAAGAGTTAGACGTAAGATCCAGTATGAATTTATCACCCGACACCATTGGAAAGTCATCATCAATACCATCAAATGAAAACCATAACATGGCATCAGTGTGATTCTGTATCAATATAGCCCTACCTGTGTATTGCGTCACATCACCAATAGGCATATAAATAGCTCCTATATCCCCAAAAGCTCTAACTTTACAAGGCTCACAGTTTAAATTCATCCCTATTGTAGAAAAAGCCATCTTATCCCCTATCTGTAATACCCCACCACATAAACATAACCCACACCAGCACCTGCTCCAGATATATAGTACTTCTGCCCCTTAGCACTCCATACGTACTCGTCTGAAACACATTCTATAACTCTGTCAGAGTCAGCACGTATATAGTCAGCAGCATTAGCCCCGTCATAACTTATTGTCACACCAACATTAGAATCATTAACTATAATCACCTTGAAGCAGGATTCCGGTAGTCCCAATGGATTTATAGCCACATATGGTAATCCAAGACCTGCCGTGTCGAATCCTACCCTTAAAATAGGCATGATAACATTTTGATACATAACCCTCTCCCTTCTAACCTGTCAGGTTTCACTTATGGGGGGAGAAGTCCCCCCTAATTTCTATAAATTAGCAGCATCTTCACTTAATTTTTCAGCTTCTGCCTTCTTAGACTCTTCGAGTCGAGACTCTTCGAGTCGTGACTCTTCGAGTCGTGACTTTTCGAGTCGCGCCTCTTCTGCTTTTTTGGCTTCTGCTTGCATTGTTTCGATGTCTGCTTTGAGTTCTTCAAGAACACCTAGAACTTCCTCAAAAGGTGAATACAGTGGAATGTTGAAGTTGTAAATTCTCACTAAATCCAACTCTTTAGATTCAGGTGTAGGTTTTAACTTGTAGTCTCTTTTGTAGTCCAATACCAGACATCCTCTTTGCGAAATCATTTTATTCTCCTATAAAAGTATAATTGTAATGGGGGCCACATTAGCCCCCTACTTAAATTCAAATTATGCTGCCGTTGTAATGTTAGTCCAATCTGTAGCGCCATTTATATTAATATACGCTCTATCTGCAACACCGGATCCTGCCGTATTAAGATACAAAGAACCCTTAGGTGCTGTAATAGAACCATGAGGTGTCCCACTACCAGCAAGTATTTTAGGACCTTCTTGTAGAACAAACCCTGTACCTGCGGTTGTTAGGTTGACATCTGTATTACAAGATATCTCACCAGAACCAGCGGTAAGGTTAAGAGCTGTGGTTGTTGTATTATTACCAACGGTTATCGCACGAGCTGCGGCTCCAGTTCCTATGTTGATTGCAAATGCGTTAGCATCGTTACCGATATTTAGTGCACCTGCGGTTGAGTTGATAGAAACAACACCTGCCGTATCAATATCAACTGCACCAACTGCCGTTACAGAAACTGCATCTTGTGAATTAAGAGCTATATCTCCTGTTCCGGAAGTGATAGCAACACCAGTGGTCGTTGTCGCATTACCAACTGTGATCGTTCTAGCTGCGGCCCCTGTACCAATATTAATTGCAAAAGCATCAGCATCATTACCAATGCCAATTGCTGCACCCGAAGAGTTAAGTTCTACTACACCAACTGCATCAGCTATCACAGCATCAGCAGATGTAAGAGTAATATCCCCTGTTCCAGCGGTCAGTTGAAGAGCTGTAGTTGTTGTATTATTACCAAGGGTTATCGTTCTGGCGGCTGCTCCAGTACCGATAGCGATATCTTGAGCAACTGCGTCATTACCGATTCTTATTGCTGCTGCGGATGAGTTGATCTCTACTGTTCCAACTGCATCTACTGTAACATCACCAGCACCGCTTAAAGCCAACACACCGGATCCACTTTGTACCGTGGTATTCGAGGTTGTATTTGTTGAACCAAATATCGAAGCATGGGCTGTGGCCGAAGCTCCAACAGATACACCAGCTGTTCCACAATCCACTACAACTTGCGTTACACCTGTCACATTGCCTATGGTTGTAACCACTGCAACTGCATCTGTGGCTATGTTGATAGCACCGGCAGATGTATTAAGATCTAAGGCTCCAACAGAATCTATTTCTACTGCACCACCACCATTGATAGCCAATACACCTGTACCCGCTTGTACAGTTGTCGCACTTGCACCCGTGGTTGAGCCTAAACGGCTTGTATGAGCTGTGGCTGTTACACCAAAGTCAGCATTTCCTGTTCCGCAATCCACAACAACACTGGAAGCACCGGAGCTATTACCAATGGTTACTGTTCTTGCGGCCGCCCCTGTACCAATATTGATATTCTGAGCGACTGCATCATTACCAATACCGATTGCTCCGGCAGAGGAGTTAAGTTCTAATACGCCTGCGCAATCAAGTGTAATTGTACCTGTTGATGTCTGAACTAGATTACCCGTACCAGCTTGAATTGTTGTAGCTGCTGCACCGGTTGTTCCACCAAATGTACAGTTGTGAGCTACAGCATCTGCACCAATAGATACTGCACCTGTTCCTGTCTCTACGGTAAATACACCGTTTGTTACGGCTGTTATTACGCCGCCTGTACCTGCTGTAAAGCCAATTCCACCAGCTGCATTAGTTGCTTCAATAAGCACTGCACTGGCTGCTGCAACTCCAGCTTCTAAGTTGATACCACCAACGTCAGAGTGCATCCAAATGGATTGCATCCCTGTACCAGCGTCAGCGTGTATATTAATTTGTTCGTTAACACCGCCCGTGGTGTGAAGATAAATAGCGTTGGCTGCATTATCATCAGAAGCTATTAAACATGTTCCTGCGGTCATTTCTAGGTCATTACCGGCTGTTAATTTACCAACAAGAGAAACACTAGGGTTTAAATTAATTGTTACTGTATTAGCTACTGCGCCATCGGTTGTGATATTTGTATCACCAACGATACTTGTAGCACCGGCAAGAGGTGTTACAACGGCTCCGTCTGTTGGGAAACTGGAACCTGTTGCTCCTGTTACTGTTAGATCAATAGTATTAGCTCCAACTGCAATACCAACTGAACCGTCAGAAGATGCTAAAGAAGCCCACAAAGGTGAAGCTCCGGTAGCTCCAACTACGATCTGGCCGTCTGTACCGGCAGAGGCAGAAAGTAAACCGGCTGCACTTGAGAATACTAATCCTCTTCCAAATGTACCGAATGTTACTGTTCCTGCAGTTACTGCAAGGTTACCTGCTGTTACTGTTAAGTTGCCCGGATTAACGGTAACTGCATTAAATGCCCCTGTTCCTCCGCCACACCCAACCCATACTTGTAAACCACCCGATGTACCACATGCTATAAATACATCGCCACCTGTCTCATCTACCCAGATTTGACCTGATTGTGCATAGTCTTGCCCACTAGGCGCATGATCTTGTACAATAGGATCTAATCCGCTATCCCCTAAACCTAAAAATGCCATGTCTCTACCTTTCTCACCTTTATGGTGAATTTTAATAATTATTAAAACGCTATTTAATTAAACATCTGTCCATGTATATGGCATACCATTACCCATAGTTTTACTTAATTCTTTATCCAGTTTCATTATATTAAATGAAGCCTGTTTAAGTTGGTCTTTTGCCATATTTTTGCCTATCTCTTTAAGATGTTTTCTTATTGTTGGACTTTTATATGCTAATTCTCCAACTCTTGATATCTCACGACCAATAGTTCCTGCCGTATAACCACCAAGAACTCCAAGGCCTGCTCCAATAGGATTTTTTCCAATTGCCGTACCTATTCCACCTCCAACACCCATAAGAAGAAGCTTAGTTAATGGATTCTTTAAATTTAAACTAGTTGCATTCTCAAAGAATTGTGTAACTTTATTTGGATCAGCAAATGACTTAACCATCTCATCGCCAAGACCAACAAACTTGCCATAATCCTTCGATAGCTCAGATCCAATGCCTACAGTTGATCTAAGACCCTTAGCTACTTTTTCATAATATGATCCAAGTTCTTTATCACCTTTTCTATAAGCATCCTTGGATAATCTATTAAATTTATGTCTTGATCTTAAAGCAGTTTCTCCATCTATCTTTCCTTTAGAGATATTCTTACCAAGACTTACAATTTCATCATAAAGTGTTTTATATTCAGTTTTAGATAAATCTTTTTGAGCATTGGTTAAAATATCATTCAATGCAGGAGCTAAATTTTTATCAGGTATTTTTATATTCTTACCAACACCATAAGCAGATTCATAAGCAGACTTTTTTGTTTTTTGTCCAAAATCAGTTAATGAATCAAGACCAAACATTCCACCTTTTTGACCTTCCTTAACCGCTTTTCCTGCAAGTCCACCTCGTCTGGCAAAATCCATTCCACCTGATGTTAACATCCCAGCAGCTAATTGTGGTATTGCTCCACCACCCATTTTCTCTACACCAGACATTGCAGCTCCGCTACCTAAACTTTTAAGTAGTCCAGGTACTCCTGTAGCTGCAATATATGGAAGATCTCCACCAACATTAGCTGCAACACCTGAAAGAAAGTCATTAGGTTCAAGATAGTTTTTATCAGGTAGATATTTTTCAGAAAATGCTTGTCTGGCTTTTTTAATCTTGCTCATAGTTGGAAGATATGGAATATTTACATCCCTACCGGCAGTTTTACCGGCAGTCCATTCAGCTATAGATCCTGGTACGCCTAAAACGTTAGGAGCTTGAGCAACTCCAGTACCTAATGAACGTATTAATTTTTGCAGAAAAGGTTCAGATTCGTAACTGTATGGTTCTTTCCATTCTCCAGGTTGAATACTCTGTTGGTTTAAATTATTCTGTAGGTAATTATCACCAAAGATATCTCTATCATCGTACATCTTATTCTCCTAAGACAAGTTTTCTTCCGGTACTATAAACCAGTCGTTGCCCTCTTTCTGTAATAAAATACCATTGAATCTCTTTTGAGTTCCTGATTTGAGTTTTTGAGCCTCAGTTTTAATTGTAGGTATAGCATTTACTATAGTATTTCCTATAATCTTCATTCTGTCCCTATTCATTCTATCCTCAAAAGGCTTCATCCTTGCCTTAACTTCTCCATCTATTGTAAGCATAGGTACAGGTAATCCACTTCTTTGGTATTCACCTTTAACTTTTCTTTTCATCTCTTTATATTTTCTATCAAGTACTGTTTCTATCTTCACAGTCTTAGCAATAGCATTTAATCCACTCTTAGTATTAACCAATGATGGTAATGTTGCCTTTAAAGACTGAAAGATAAAGTCAGTTACTTTACCCCCAGTTCTAACTTGTCTTAAAAGCTCAGATCCCATACGTTCTATATCTTTAGATGCAAGCTGCGTAATATCATTTGTAAAGAATTTATCTAATCCAAGTGCTTTTAAAGCTATGTGTTCTTTACCCTGTATAAGCTGTCCTGTTTGATTTAAATTTATTAAATCATCAAGATCTTTCTCAAATTTTTCACTTGAAGCTATGGATTCATTTAAATCTTTATTTTCTACGGCTGCTTCTTTCCAGTTAGCTTGAATAGATTTATCAGTAGCAAGTTCTCTTTTTAATGCTCTATTCTTTTTCTGCTCCTCAAGATCTTTCTTCTTAAAGAAAGCTTTTTGTTCTTGTGCAGCCATATCTGGAGTTAACATTTCAAATGGTGCTTGTGATTGTTCTTGCATCTGCTGTTGTGGTTGAGCTTGCTGTTGCCCCATGGCACTACCCATTGGCATAGTAGAACCTGGTGAACTAAGTTTTTGTTGTAAATTAGCTAATGGTGATTGTTGTTGTGGTTGCCCAAGTCCCTCAAGTTGATTAATTCTTTGCGCTTGCGCTCTATACATAGGCTGTCTTTGCGCTTCTTTAACCCATCCTTGAAATGATCTTGGATCCATATAGGATAAATCTTCTGCACGTTGATCTGAAAGTGTAGGATCTATTCCACCTATGGCTCTTTGCTGATTTAATCTCTGTCTACGCTGCTGCATCTCACCAACTAACCCCTGGCCAAGTTGCTCTATAATCCTGGACATCGAGAAATCTTTACCACCAAATGGCGTATCTTCAAAAAATTGCATCTTATTCTCCTAAGCAGCCGCAGATAAAGCTTTTAATATATATGGTAACATTTCCATCATTGCGCCCGCTCCGGTCTCTGCTCCACCAGGTGTTCTTGCATGCTTAACAGTCTCAAAGCTTGGTGATAATGCAGGACCCATCAAAGCAGCTAACATTCCCTGTCTTTGTTGCCCAAACTGCTGTCTCATAGCTGCTAACTGTGCATCAAGTCCGGACTGCGCACCAGCTAAAGATCCCATAAGATCAGAACTACCTCGGTTATTACCAAAGCTAAATCTATTCATAAGAGACGGTAACGACTTAGACTGAAAGTTCTGCCTAGTCATATCCTCTATAGGCCCAAAGTCAAACTGCTTGCCCATAATCTGCTCCCATAACTGTGGAGCCATCATGTCCTTTAAACCCATAAGAGCAGGACTTAAAAGAGGGGATTGTTCATTGTAAGCCTTCTTACCTCCAAATCCTCCCTGCATAAGTCCGGGAATCAGACCCATAAGACCCGCTATACCCTCAGCACCTGCTGTTGCCTGGTACGGATGTCGTTGTATCCAAGGTGGTCGCTTAGTTGATTCACTTGGTACCGTGGTATTGCCCATAGGGGTTGCCGCTTCTGTCATAGCCATTTCTCTCTCCTAAATTTGTGAGTCGAAGACTCTTGAGTCGAAGACTCTAAAATTTTATATATTCCATAAATATCATAGTTACATTAAAGTTTCTTCTGTCCGTTGCTCTGGTGTCTATATATATATTAGTTCCATCAGCCCATATTGCTATATCATCACCGGCATCTGCAACAAATGGTAATTTTATATATTTTGGTGCAACAGTATCAGAACTTCCCGCCCAGATATTAGTTATTAACATGCTAGAAGTGCAGGTAATATTATGTGCCATATGCGCAACAGCTGCATTAGGTAACGTTGATACTCCAGTTGAATCTTTCCATAAAAAAGTAGCTATAAATCCTTGACGCATTTTTGGAGTCTGAGATGATGAAGATGTTAGCGTAGGATTAGGAAAATACTTCTTGCCATTAACAAACTCCCCTAAAGGATACAAAGCAGTCTCTTTATCGTTTATCATCATTGCCATATTAGATAAACGTTGATACATGCTAACTAGAACTTCTTTAGACGCATCATTGATATTAGCATTGCTTACTTCTGCTGCATCCCATATCTGAGTAGTAGGAAGATATGCACCCTTAAAATCAGTAGGCATTACTATTTCCTTCGGTTATCCTACCCGTTGGCTTTGCCTCTATAGCTATCGCTTCTACCTCTATTGCAGAAAAGGCATCAGCATTACTACTAGTCATATCATTATCCATTCTTATATATAACTGGATAAAGTTACCGTCAGCATTAAAGTAAACAGTACGCCATACCATATCTTTTATGTTATCCATATAAAGACCAGCTCTACCACTTAAGTCTATTTCGTATGGATTACTACCAGTAGTTACTTCATTAAGTTGAGCCTCTTTAGCCATATTTAAACTTGCAGTATCCGTATAGAAATCTACAGCTAATCTTCCCGAACTCTTCTTAACAAGAAAGTCTACTTTGTTAATTCTAAAGTTACGGCCCTCATTAGTGAAGAAGTTAAACTGCTTAGTTTTAATGTTTACCTGTGAAACCCTGGCAGCCGTTCCTCCACCAGTGTAAGCACATGATGTTATTTTGCAGTCATTAAGCTTAAAAGTATTAGCCGTTACCTCAGATACTTTATGTATACCCGTATCCTGCGCAGTAAATACCACTCCAGTAAGGTCATAAAGCTTTATAAACTCATGTTCCATTAAGTTATGGTTGATTATAGTAACTGTAGCCTGCGTAGTAGCAGGATCGTATGTAAAATTAGTAACAGTCATAACTCTAGCATTAGATGTCACCTCAGGCTTAATCAAGAATATATACCCCTGTTGGTTACCGGCTATGATCTGCCTATCCTTGGACATAGCTATATAATCTATCCAAGAAAAGTTACACTGTTCCCATGGTATAGTTAATTCTTCCCATGTCTTATCGGTAAGTTCCTCAAAATAACCAAAACAAGTTATACAATCATCGTTTTCTGACCAAGTATTATTTTTATAGTTATAAACCAGTACGGTATTAGGATATCCACCTAAAGTCTTATCCTTTATAGGCATCGTCCAATAAACCATTTCTGCTTTATAATCTCTTATCCCATGAACCCTATCTTTAGACTCAGCTTCATTGTTAATATCAAACACATAATCAGGTATGTTGGCGTCCACTCTTACAGTCTGAACACCATTACAAGCTGTTATACCATTTTCATCTATAGTTAAAACGTTCTTATCAAATCCTACAGCAGCAAATGTAGATATAGAACCAAATTCCATATCAAGCCTCTGCCATGCAAAAGGCCCAACCTCATTGCCCGTATACACAAGCTCATACGTAGAACGTTCAAACTGAACGATTACCCTATCCCTTAAAACTTCTACGGAAATAATACTTTCCTGCGTATCGGCATCAACATATCCCGCTCCGGACGCATTAACCTGATTCATCTCCAGAAAAGAGTAACCACCATCATTTATTTCTCCAGGTATAGCCGTTGTACCTAATGGACTACCATCCCAAGAATAACGACAACGATAAGGGTAGTGATGCTGAACTGCACCTTCCTGCTCAATTACATCAAACATTAATAATCGTCGTTTAAACTGCAAGATTACCCTTGCTGAGACTATTGTTCTTGTAGCAGGTACCGTTCTTACAACAGGCGCATATCTAAACCATGATGTCTCATCGTAATACCATATGGAATCAGTAGCATTAAAGTTAGTTACAAACATAACCACATTCTCAGCTAAGACACCACGATAACATGTACCCGCAAAAAACTTCTCATCAGTACCAGAAAAGTTATATGCAGGTGCAGGACCTATATTCAACCAGCGACCACCTCTAAAGTTATAAACAAACTGCGTGTCATAAGCGTATGATGGCTGATCTCTTACTGGTATCTTCTCGAACTGGCTAAACCCTTCAATGGACTCACCAGGATAAAATATAAGATGCGTTCCAGCAGGTGGATAGTGTCCTACATCATACTGTATAGTTACTACACCTGTTGTAATATTATACGTTCTTACTGCCGCAGGTGTTGTGAAATAAGGACTCGTGGTAATCATATTATGTGCACCAGCCGTACCATCTATTACCGTAAATACATCAATTACATTAGATACACCATCGTTATAAGAAAGTGTAAACTGTTGACCTGCTTTAAAAATATTACCCGGTACTCTGCCGGTTACGAATCCTGCCGCATCTACTAAACCGCCTGTATAAGTTGTTGGATCAACTACGTATGGATAGAATTCGATAGCCGTATCTACTGCTGCTGCTACAATTATTAAAGCTCCTGTAGTTGTATTTAAAGTATGGGTAGTTGCAGGACCTCCGGATTTTGTAAGTACTGCTGGAGTTCCAAGAGCTGTAATTGTATAAGTATCTGCTCCAATCTTAAAATACTGTCCTACATGGAATCCCATACCCAAAGGTGCAGTACCGGTAAAATCACCTGCACCAACACCAAGCGGCTTAGTTCTACCAACCCAGCTATGTAAACCAGCCGTCAAAGATCCCAAATCTATAGCAGCTCTGGAAAATAATGCCTGTTCTATTGTATTTGTAGAACCATTGCTTGAAAGCTCAGATCCGAATCTTTTCTTAAGTCTCCCCCTCCATACACACGCATTTTTAAGCTCAGCAAAAGCATCATCCATTATTTGAAACGGCTTCTTATCTTTCTGTAATCCTGAATCAAATGGCGCTATTAGGAATCTCTTCATGTTAATTTCCTATAACTAAAATCTTTGCTCCTGCGTGTCCAGCGCCATTATTAGTTTTTAACCATACCCTAAACGGATCTAAAGGCGCTCCAGTTCCAGATATTTTCCAAAAACATACAGGAAAAGCTAAATTTACTCCGAGCCAAACAGTAGTAACTTGTACTGAAAAAATATTAGCAAAAGTTGTAAGACCGGCAGTCGGAATAGTATATGCTGTATCATTTGTTACAGCGCCAGTATCAAACCATAACATCTTTACTCCGGAAGGATCTAAACTCCACCCCGGATTTGTAGCTCCTATACTACCTATCAAATTTATATCATTGGTATGCACGCCTACCGCTTGTCCAGCAGGTCTAAAATACAGATTTCCTGACTCAGAGTATAAAGCTACTTCGTTGGCAAGTGTTGTATATGGAAATCCAGCCCCAAAAGTATTATTAGGCAGTGTTACATAGTGATGCTTACCGGCATTAGGCAAATTAAGATCAACATGGTTAACTAACCAACCTGTATCTATTGATATAAAATCATCTAATAAAACAGCTTGTGATGCTGATATTCTGTCCGCAGCCAGTGGTTTATTATTACTGTATGCCATTTTAGTACCTCCTTAAAAAGGGTAATGGTAAATCACCTGTTCGTGACGGTCCTATACCACCTGAATTATACGGTGTCGCAACTCTCATATCAGACATATTCATTGTATTTCTTGTTACCAAATGTCCTTCTTGCTCATCAAATAAAGGCTGTATCTCTGCTAATGACTCATAATCTCTACGATCAATGAATATCTTCTTAGCAGCTCCAAACGCTATATACTCCCATTGAGCAGCAAGTTCAGGCATCTGGTTTATTGTCTCAAACTCAGTAGGTCTCTTATACACTTCTAAGTTGATAGCGTACACATCATCAGGTATAGGTCTTAATGTGAATTTATTCTCAAAAAATAGAATCGATATTGGCGTACTTGCCGTATACCAGACAGATTTAACATTGATATCTGCTCCAAGTGCAGGAATACCAGGAAAGAAGAAATCATAAGCCCCAGTCACAGAGTTTAATGTTCCACATACTCCATGGTCAGTGCTTATTAAGTTACCGTCTTCATCATCCCATACCGCTAAACCATTACCGTTTGCATCTACAGAGGTAAATACAGTCTCACCTTTGATGACAGGTATGGCATTAAGCGTACCGGCAAAATTACCTAATACCCCATCACCTTGAGTTATATAGCTTGATTTCTTAATAGAAGGATATAACCCAAAAAAAGCCTCTCTATCTTGGAAGAATCCGGACTCTATTCCATCAACAAAAGCAGGCCTTCCAGTAAACTCATATCTGTTAGTAAAATTATATAACGGGTCATATTCGTTTGTGGTATTAGTTTTATATGTCCCAACATTAGGTGAGGTATAAAACGTAAACGTTGTTTTAAACTCAGGTATGGATAAATCAGGTGGATATCCATAAAGCACAAAATCATTAATGTATGTTTTAATATCATCATCTGTTATCTGTGTTTGTGAGTTACTTGAAGTTATTTTTCTTATCTTTTTTATTATCTTATCCAGGGTGGAATAGCTTAAATCTTCTATAGGCATTAACTCTCCTCGTATCTTTCAGGAGTTTGGTTTATGTTCCTTGAGTATGAATCATAATACCCTTCTCCTTGCCCTATTGGCGTTATTTGTGCGCATATATCCCAAAAACTAGGTATTCCCCCCGGTGCAGGTAATACGGCGGGGATAGCGAAAGTTTGATAACTTATAGTGTCAATAGGTATTGAGAACCTAGTTGCATCTATAACCGTAATTTGATATCTCCCGCCGTCTAATTCAGACATGCCACATAGACTTGGTACTCTTAACCTTACTATCAAACCCGTGTTATAAAGATGCGGAACTGTTGACGTAACAACAGCAGGATTAGCATTTGTAATTGCTGAAATACATCTCATTGCAGGAATAAATTTGGGGTTAGTTTCACAAGTACATTGCATGATATCTATACCTCTCTAACCATCGGAACACCAACTTCTATCAGATCGTCTTGATCAACATACCCAAAAGGGAAAAAGCTAAACCTTCTCATCTTCTTACCAACTTCTACCGAAGGTTTACCATCTTTATCTAACTTATAAGCATCAACAGCAACCCAACAGCTTTGTCTAATATGTTTAGCTACTCCCAAAGGTATTTTAATCTGTTCGTTGTCTTTAAATGAGAACTTACGTATTTCAGAACATCCAGGGCCTTTAAACCAGAACTCTATAGGATTTCCGGGGTTTTCATTATTTCTAATCACCCCTGATACCTCTTCTTTGAGTCTGTCGTCTTCCCATTTAAGATCTCGTGTGGTTGGATTCTCAATCTTTGTCTGTTTTTTAACTTCTTCTTTAATTTCTGCCATTTTATTCTCCTATGACTTAGGGGAGGAAAGCCTCTTCGAGGCGTGCCTCTTCGAGGCGTGCCTCCCCATAACTAACTAAATATTAGATTTACCGGCTCTCCAGTAAATAAGATCTCCACCGGCTCCGTGAACACCAAACTGTCCGGCTGGGCTTTGTGCGCCCGCACCGAGAATAATTCCACGTGCGCCTGTATTAACTAGCGAACTTGATGTATTTGTATAATCAAAAGACTCTGCATTGTATCCCATAGGAACAACAGTTGCAGGTGTAAATCTAGATCCAAGTGCTGTTGTAGGCCATGCAAATGCTGTAAATCCTGTTGTGTCAATATCAGTTGTAAATGTATTAAGAGCAGTGTCTACTGCTGTAATAGTACCTACAAGAGTATCAATTTCAGTCATACCATAATACAGAGCTGTACCAAGTGCATTCTTAACGTTAAATCTTACTTCCATGCCAACTTCATAACCGTGTGTTACAGTTGTTGTAACAACGGCATTAGCTTCTTGGGTAATAGACTTAATATATCTCTTTCTTGGATACCATACATTATCGTAGTTCAACTTACGGAAGAATGCTGTCATACCAGCACCAGCTACAATTGTTGGCGCATAAGGTAATGTGAAATCGTTAGCGTTAACTGCTGAAACTGTGAAATCAATTCCACCAAACTGGTTAACAGCAGGTGCGCCAGTTTCTGTGTGAATCAATCTTACAATATCACCGGCTGTAAGAACTGCACCTGCACCAACTGCTGCAACCACAGGAGGCGTAGCAGCTGATATTGCAGTTACTGCAACAGGTGTGCCAAGTGCTTGAAATGAAGAATCATACAGCGTAAAACCAGGTACAGCTAAGTGTAAAGCTGTATCATGTGTTAGAAATGTGCCTGCTCCTGTATAGGTTGTCACTAAGGCATCATTAGCAGCTAAACCTCTTTGCCAGTCAAATCTTGTACCTGTTGTAGCAGCAGGACCAGCATGGATAGCTGAATAATTCCAAACTTCCATCCAGTCAACATCAGTGACCAATGGAATATATTGAGCGGCTCCAGTAGAAGTAAAGGAACCTCTTTGTATTTCCGTATACATTTTTTATCTCCTTTATTCTATTAACGGGAAGCCGTAGTTTTTAAGTTACATACCCACAAATCGTTGAATATAACGGGCGCTTCCATAAACTTCATACCCATGGTTACGTTTTGGCATAGGCCGCCACTGTACTCTTTACCAAGGTATATAAATTCAGAAGCCATATCATCAACGTATACGCATCCAATTGCTTCTATTCCAACAACAAAGTTGTTAAGAACATCTCTGCCCATACGTGAAGCACCAATAGACTTGGAACCTTTAGAAGATACCAAGAATCTTAGTTGCCCCAAACATCCGTATTCTGCACGAAGTACGTTTGTCTGGTTAGAGTATTGGATAGTCTTTGTAAATGCATTATCAGGTACTGCCATTAAGTCTTTCATAATGTCAGTATGTGATAAAGCAAAATAGGCATTAGAAATAGGTGCTGTTCCATAGCGGTCTTCACCCTCAATAGAGTCAAGAACACTTAATGCATCAGCAGATGCTAAAGCTGTAGCAACTTCGGTTGCATCAGCCAAAGTTATATTTGTGGGCGAATCGCCATTTGCTCCGGCACTGGCATAAATAGCCGAACTGGTCGAGGCTAACATATCCCTCATCAGTCTGTCTTCTGATAGTCTCATCGAAACACCAAACTTAATGGCATAATTTTTTATGACATCTTCAATGTTCTGATTAACGACCTGCTCATTGACGTAGAGGTACTGGCCATACATCTGTGGCTTTACAGACATATCGACTTTTGTTGGGAGAATTGGAGGTGGGTTTGTACCAAGATTACCAACTGGTACGGTTGAAGGATCAAAGTTGTCTAATCTTCTATAAACAATAGTATCACCCATACGCGATTTCATCTTCTGCATCATAGCAGGTATTTTATGAATCATTTTCGCGGTAGGTGTAGAAAGTAAATCCTCAGCAGCCTGTGCTTTAATAGCTGGTGAGTAGTTACTTGTAGTTACGATATTCATGGTTTCTACCTAAACAATATAGTAAACATATGACTATACGGCCTAAGTTGGACGAGAACTTAAGTGTGACTCGAAGAGTCGGTGAGTCGTAGACTCGCTTTTGCGTCCGAAAGAACTTTGGTAGGACGAGTTCCAAAAGAGCTTTTGCGTCCAGATGGTATTTATACTGCATAAACAGTTGGTTGGGTAGCGACGTCCAACCTTATTTGCGCTATGAATTTATTATAGTATCTTTCTTACCCTAAAAGCAATAAAAAAGGCTACGTGTTATGAATCACGTAGCCAACTCTAAAAAAGGAGATTAGAGAGTAGTAATGAAGACTATATTAATTTTATTTTTTACCTTTAAAGTTATAGAAAGAACCACCACCTTGAGAACGAACATAATCGGCGTATATTTCACCTTTTCGCTCTTCGGTAAGCACATTACCAGTAAAGGCATTAGCCTTCGACAATGGCGAAGTTGATGCGTTTCCTGTATTGCCTGTTGTTGGTATAGGCTTTTTTAGGTTAGCAGCTATTCGTTCGGAATTCAACTTGGCTTCTGCTTCTTTATTCTTATTAGGCAGTACGTAGTCCTTAACAGCTTCTATTGTAGCTTTATACATAGAATATTTATCAGGGTTATGAAGTATGCTTTTTACAAGGTCAGGTTTACGTTCACGTAACTGTCTTAAGTTATCATCTGAAAGAATAGCCCTAAAATCAGGAGTCTCCTGCATGAGTCTATTCTCAATAACCATCTCAGTCATACGGTTTTCGTACTCTTCACGTGCTTTACGTTCACGATCAATCTTGAGCTGCATCTTCTGTTCATACTTACTTAAGTGCTTACCTTCAAGATATTCATCAGGTGCAGCAATAGGCCCATCCTCTTCTTGAGGTTGTTGCTTCTGCGTCTGTATTTCACGTGCAAATCTTAAAAGTTCTTCTTTTTCGCGTCTTTCCTGCTCAAGTTGTCGCTCAAGACGCTCACGCTCTTCACGTAGGTAACGCCAAGATTCATTGGCGCTCGGTACCGAGGTACTAGGTGAGGCTTGGGCTATAGGTTGTACGTCCTGTGGAGTTGCTATGTCTTGCTGTATAGGTGTTTCAGGTTGTGGCGTTGGGTTAATATCTTGTGGGTTTAACTCGTCAGTCATCTTTTCTCCTGGTAAATGTAAACGGTGAATATGGCATCTCGTTGTTCTCTTGCTTCATGATTTTCCACAAAGCGCCATTTCGCTGTAGTTTACAGTAATTTAATAAGGTTTGTTCTCCTTCCTGAATCGTATCAGGATACTTCATTAAGAATTGACAGGTACGCTTACTAGAAAGTAACCATAACTCTTCAATTATCTGTTTTTGGTGATGATATTTATAGACATTTCTATCATATTCAGGGCGTGGGCACGCTTCTAATGCAGTAAAAATACGTTTTAACGTCTTCTTACCCATAACATTAAGAATACGCTCACGTTTCATCAAAACAATAATATAGAAATCTCTGTTAGCGAACTTAGGTAGATGGATATGCTTTTCAATACATATCTCTAGTTGTTTATAGTAGTCACTGATCATCTGCTCAGCGGCTTGATTAGGTGTGAGTATAATTTCAGGAGTAGCCGCCGCCATCTCTCCCGCTGTTTTACTATTCTCCATACATCCCTCTTTTAAAGAACACCAGTGTTCAAGAATACTCGTGTTCAAAGAGGAGGCAATAAGCCCCCTCCACACAAAAAAAGAACTATTTCTTTTTCTTAGAACATTTGCCTTTAGGTGCTTTAATAGCAGCTATCTTTCTTGCATTAACTGGCCTATCAAGACTAGGCTTGTCAAGCCGAGGCTTGTCAAGCTGCTCTTTCCAGGCTTTTTTAGTTATATTTTTAATCTTAGCGTTCATAGTAGTTTCCTTCATTCTCAGTTTCTTTTCTGGGTTTGATTCTAGGAGTCTTAACAGATACTTTATTATCTTTGTTTTTAGGCTTGCCCATAATGAACTCATAAAGCTCCTGAGATTTTTTACTAGGCCTAGGCATAGCTGGCATAGTAAGCCTTAAGGATTGCTAGGTTTGAAAGCTTTTTTAACTTGTGACATAGTTGTTTTAATGTTGTTATCGATACCTGTATCAGTATCATCATATGCTAATGGTAAACCTGCACCGTGTGGATTTTCATAAGGTATGAACTTTGCACCGTCTGGGCATTTTCCACCGTTAGCGGAAACTTTTGATTTGGCATTTTTATTGAAAGCCATAATACTTCCTTTCTCAAAATATAATAGTTAACTACTACCAAGAATAATCTAACACTAAAAAAGAAATGAAATCAAGTTATTAACTTGAACAAGTTGAATAACTTCTAGCAATTAAAAACCCCACAAGTGTATATCATTTCAACCTGTGGGGATCTCACGAAATTCGTATAAACCGAATCGTTATTAGGTAACTCTATATTACAGTAATTGGCTCAGTTTTCAACTCTTGAGTCGAAGACTCTTGAGTCGAAGACTCTTGAGTCGAAGACTCTTGAGTTTTTACCTGCTCGGTCTTTCTGGCTTTGCGCTTCTTCATCTGTGATTTGAATTCTGTGTGACCTATTTCAGCCAAAAACACAGAGAGAGCAGTCAACAAAGCAGCCAAAAGTGAAACACTTGCACAACTTAACTTCATAGTAAACCCTTTCAGTTATTCTGATTCTTTAGAAGTATCCAGGATCCAAGGAACTATCGATGGCACAAAAGTAACCATAACCCCAAGCCCAAATAACCCAACCCTTATCATTATATACTTAATACGCTCATATTTTGTATAAGGCGCACGCTTAGCGTCAAGAATCGTCACAGGTGGCATAGTTCTATCAATAAAAATAATCTTGTTGTAGTAATGAAATTTAGAGCCATTGGAGTTGTGTTCTTTGAGTATCCGCTCTATCTCAGGCGAGAGGTTACCCCATAATGAACTAACGGTGCTGGCAACCAATGAATCTGCTCGGGGGCGAGTTTCTTCTACGATACCAACACCGCTCGACACATCCAACATGCCTGTTGTTGCGAACTTATTACCCAAAAAAGAAACGTATCTTAGTGTTTTACTTATAAGCGTAAATCCTATAAGATTAAATGGTACTGTCTTTAAATCGGCATTCTCTATTATCAATCTTTCTACACCCACAGACTCAATAAATGTCTTAAGCTGTGACTCAATTACCGCAAGGTTAGCATCACCTATTTGTATATTAGATAAGTTAAGTTCTTTAGTGTCATGGTGATAGTAACGTAATAAGTCTATATCCATACTCGTATGGTCCATACTTGTGTGGTCAGTTATCTCTATTACTATTGCAGGACGTTCCACACTAGAGTACAAAGAACTAAATACTAGAAAGAGAAATAATAACATCATTTTCGCTTCATACATTTATGTATCCTATTACGTTTATGTATTATCGGATCTATTAACTCCCAACAGAATAACCCCAAGGCAAACACAATTACAACAGTTAAACAAATAAACATAAACGTGAAGATAATCAAAGCTGTAGACATATCAGGCGATATTCTATGCATCTTAGTTCCAATTAGTTACTTTAATAACCCATTCTTTTTAGCACATTCTTCGCAGTATTCTTTTTCTTTAAGCTCCTGCACTTCTTTTTGTGCAGCCTGTTCTATTTCCGCTATTTCTTCTTTAGTTAATCTCTTCTCAAGTAGTTCTTTAAATGGTTTTAATTTAAACGTCTGTGTTTTCAACACTCGTGTTTTCATATCTAATCCAATTAGTTATTTCAATAAATCATGATCAGCGTCAATGATATTATATTCTACTGCAAGTTTCTTTGCACATTCTAAGCATAATTCACCTTCAATCCAACTATCAATTGATGGTATGCCATAAACACCAAGTTTAATCTCACAGGTTATTGGTGACTCCGAAGAATCCGCCTTACATTTACGACAACTCATATCAATCCATCTCAAACGCAATAAATTTATATTTATAATACATGCTTCCATCTCTTATAATATTTAACTTGGCATATCGTAGTCTTTGAAACTTTCATTTCTTTCGCAATAATATATGATGGCTCACCAAGCGTTATTCTTTTCCTAATTTCACGTACTTTATCGTCTGTTAATATAGCACCATGGTTATTTATTCCTCTAAAGCATTCAGGATTATCAATAAAAATTTTTTTAGTATTTTCGCTGCGGGTTATTATCCTACAGTTTTCAGGATAATAACCTTTTTTATTATCAATACGATCTATACATAAACCTTTAACCCAATTATGATCAATTGCCCAATCATAAAACTTTTTTAAATCATTCTTCCAGTCATCGCAAACTGTTATTCCTTTACCACCATAATTATGATATGAATCAGCATTAGAATTATAACAACGTCCTTTCATACCTGACCAAACTTTTTATAAAGGATGTCTAGAAAGTCCATGAGTTTTACATAAATCACTTAAATTAGGAGGAAAATAACAACCACATGATTTAGGTAGGCCAATTTTTATCTCATGCGCTGTTCGAAGCATTTCTCTTCCGCATTTACATCTACATAACCAAGCAGCTACATTATATCTTTTCTTATATCCATAAAAAGATATAACTGTAAGCCATTCACTTTTAAAACCTAATTTTACTGATGTTCTCTTAAAAATCTTTCGTTTCTTAAGATTCACAAAATTTCCTTTCTAGCGAACTCACATTGTCTAGGTACAAACGGTACGTCCTTGCGTAATGGCCCTGCACTTGTAGTTGTGTAGTCCATCATAGTTGCTAATAGTAGGGGGGCTAGGATGATTTTAAGATTCAACACGTGTGTTTTCATTTAGCTTCCTTCAAATTCTTATCCCAATCAGTATTTAATACTACTGGTTCTCGCTCAGTCCAACGTTTAAAATACTCTACTTCTTCGGGTGTTATCGTTTCTTCTAGTGGCCCATCGTATGGTTTAGGCTTATAAACAAACTTTGGATTATCGTATGCTTCCTTGCATGCTAGAAAAGCTTTTTTTATATCACTCATTCTTTCACCTCACATTCTGGATTATCTCGACTGCACATATATTTCCAAAGCTCTTTAGGATCAACTAACGGCGTAACACCAACTTTATCTTCCAGTACTTTTACTTTGTCCTCAAGTTCAGCCACTCTCTCAAACAACTTCTCAACTTTAGCTTTAACCTGTTTTCTAGTATCCGTATCGTTAATTCTAAACCATTCTTGCATTTCTAGTCCTTCCATTCATCCATATAACGTAAAAATAGAACTTGATTTAAGAAAATCCTATAAGACATCTTTGTTTGTTCTTCATCCCATGCATACATCGAATTATATTGAATCTCTTCAAATGGATTAATCCAAAAATAAAAAGGCGATTTTTCTCCTGCATACCATACTTTAATTTTTTGTAATTTTTGCATATAAGTTTCCTAAAAAATAAAGGCCTAAGCAAAGCTGTAACTCTTTCCCTAGGCCCCATCAAAATCAAAATCCTATCTAACTATACAGCTTTACTTCTCATCTTACTAGCCGTTTTAGTTGGCCTTGGCTTTGTTATGCTTGGCTTTGACACTTGTGTCTTTGATGCGAGCATCGGTTGCATTACTTGGTTTTCTTGCTGCTTTATCATACCCATCATTGCAACTGCTTGTTGCAAATGCTGCAAGTCCATACCGTCTATTTCTTTTATAGCCTTAACCATGTTCAACAATGCTATCTCTTCATCTTTTACTGCAGCAGCCTTTCTTTCTTCGGCCATCGCAAGGTTTTCAGGAACTCTTGACTCTCTTTCATGTGCTAAACCTATAGCCTCTTGCGTTCTAGCATCTGCTAACTTAGCCCTAGATTGTAATTCTTGCATTGCTACTTGCTGTTGTTGTTGTGCCATCTGTGCTTCTTGCTGTTGCTCTTCTTCTATAGCCTTAATCAGTTCAGCCTTGTTCTGGATAGTTACATTCTCAAGCATATACTTGGCTGGTATGTTGATATACTCCGCAAGTTGTAGAATTTGAGCGAAGTTCTGTTGCTTTTGTGTGGTGGTGTTCAATCCATCTTCTATAGAAACATCGTACTTACCAAAAGCCTGGTTGTAAAACTGTGGCGCTGGCTCTTCATTCAATATTCTTCTCACCTTGCCAGGCGTAAAGTTACGTTGCATTGTCTCTAATCTAATTCTTTCATAAAGGTGCTGTGAAGTATCCAAGTTATTATATAACGGCTTAAGCGTTATTAACCCTGCTCCCTGTCTAATCATCCCTAAAATACCAGCTTTATCGTCCGTAGCACTGCCTAAAAGCTCCTCGTTAGCACCTGATATAGTTTCAGGTAACTTATTAAGTGTCTCCAATAACTGAAAATGCGAAGCTGGTATATCCTGCGTTGTTATAGGCGATATATCCTTGCCTATTTCAGCTCCAGGCTTCAAAACTATATTCTGTCCTTCTCCAGTCTTGTATGTATCCATTGGATTTACGAGTTTACCCTCAACATACATCCAGCCAGCATTAAGCCTAGACTCAAGTAGATTTAATATGATCGTCTGCACCCTATTACTTAAGAAGGCCGCATCTCTAAGTGCTCTTATGACCCCTTGCACTCTCCAACGATAATCAGAAATCGTAGGGTTAAAGTACCCAACAACGGGAACAACAGGGTATTTGTCTATACCACAGATATTCGGCCCATGATACTGCAACTTACCGTTCGTAAGGATAGCCATCTTAACCGTTGGTTTCTTAATATGCATCACTTGTATCTGTGGAAAGTATGAAATGTAGTCTCTAAGTTCGTCTTTAGTGCCTAACCACTCCATTTGCTCACCAGTTTCAGGATCAACTATAAGCGTCGCATCCCTAAAAGTACGATAATAAAACTCATCATAGTCTATTAAGTTACGCTTACGACCATTAAAGCGAGATTCAGGCATATAATTGAAAATATTGTCACGATCTGAGCGTGTATCACTCATAATTTCTGAAGCTCTTGGCAACAAAGAAAATAACTCTTCCACTGTAATACACGTTCTACGCCATATCCCATTACAATCTGAAAAGTCTAGTCGTTTCCAACTGGCATCTATCATAAAAGAGTCATACGTTAGGCATGAAGTCTTAACGTCACCTGATATAGGGTCGTCACGAAAGTCTACCCAGCAATTAAGCAACGATAATCCAGTAATCAATGCTTGGTCAAAGGCATTCGAATACGTCTCTAGAACTTGATCCTGGTTGTTATTCCAAAAGAATAGCTTAGTATACTGGTCTGCCGTCTGCTGGTCTCCATTTTCCACGGGAACCACCAAAGAAGACTTGCGATGCTCACACTGATACCCAAGCATCATATTCTTTATACGACGTAACTGGTTAAGATTAAATATCGGACGTATAACACCAGGATATGCACGATTAAGCCCATCCCATAAGCTCATATCTCCAGCCTCATACATAGAATCTATTTGTTGTTCTTGCCATAAAGAACGATTAAGCGTCAAATTCTCCTCTTTGAACTGCGCTATTCTTGCTTGAACCTCTTTATCCTCACTATTAAAATAAGCCGAAGAATTCGGAAACAACATACTTCTACCTTTCTAATTTTATATCCTTTAAGGAGCCTTTTTACAGTCGAAGACTGGTACAGGTGAATACCTGGTAGTCGAAGACTGGTAGTCGAAGACTACTAGAATAATTGTAAAAAGGTTATCACGTAGAAGCAAGATAATACTATCTAAATCGATTATGCGGATTGTCCTGAAAGATAGGTGGCCCCTGTTTAACACCCCTGCGGGCTTCGTTGTACATTCGTGTTAGTTCTTCGGGTGACGTTTCATTACCACAATTAGGCAAGCTTAAAGCTAACATTCTTGCTGAATCTGCGGGGTGACTTGCACCATCATGTAACGGCTTATTACGATAGACATGTTTTTCAGTGTCATACTCACGTCTATAAGCATCAAGTGCTTTAATAAGCGTCGAACATTTCTTTTCATCAATGAACCACTTAGACATTGACATACGTACCGCTTCAATACCATCCTCAAGCGAAGCGTTAGGAACTATATTTACATTAAACCCTAAATCTCTTGCAGTTTGTTCGCGTGAAACTGCGCCACTTGCCCCAAGCTCTCTTACTCTAATATCATGCGGAAAGAACATCTTCCCGTACTTATAACCCTTTTGATCTAAAACCTTAGCATAATGATCAAGCCCGTAGTCCACATTCTCATAATAATCTATTATACGAACTACCTGACCAATACATTGAAAAAATATAATGCACGTCGGATCTGATACACCTAAATCAAAACTTAAATGCACAGGAAATCCAGGCTCGTATGGTACTGTTGTTATCCTAGATTCTAACCGCATAGTATCCATCTGACGACCCCAAAAAGAACCACTTACACCGCAAGAAAATGAACACAAATATTCTTGTTCATAAAGGTCTGAACTCATAGAGGCTTTCTCGGAAGCAAGAGACGCTGCAGATATTGCATTTGTATCATGCACCGTCTTCAATGAACAATACCAATCGGGTGAGTTAGACGCTATGTTATACATATCCCAAAAAGAGTTATACCCTCTGGGCGTTCCTATCATGATTACAAAGCCATTATTATATAACAATGAAGGTCTTATATATCCATAAGATTCGGGATTAGAAATAGAATATTCACTAAACACACAGCCTTGAACAGAAGTACCAACAAGAGTCTGAGAAGCCGTATCACTTCCTACAAATTGTATTCTAGAATCATTCACCAAAGTAATGGACATATCCTGTTCATTTTTCTTCTTAATAAGCTGCTTAGGTATAAAATCCAACATCTTACTACCATCGGATAATATCCCAGTCCACATTACTTTTTTAGCCTGTGAATACGTAGGTAAGCAGTACATATAAAGGCCTGTCTTAAAAATAGCTGCTTTAAGAACCGCATTAAGGGCTACGCAATCTTTTCCTGATCTTCGATTACCGGTGCCAGACTAGAAATATCTTCTTATATCCGCGCTCAAAGCTTGGATTGAAGATAGCATCTAGCACGGGCTTTTGATACTCCCTTGGTTGGAAAAGTTTATTCAGTTGGATTTTCGTCTCTGCATTCAGATTGATTTGCCCTGTCGATGAGCATTCGAGCATGTTTCTCCCTTAATACTTTTAACTCTTCTGTCTCTTCTACTTTAGTAGCTAATACATCTATGTAAGCCTTCACTTCATCAAGTTGATACTCCATCGTATCTAGCTTAGAACGCATATTTATACGTTTTTCCTCAAAAGCATTTACATCTGTATCCCACATAGCTTGTGTATTGCGTAGCCAGGTAGGATCATCTAGTAGCCTATTTTCACGTTTTTCAGTAATTATTTGGCTAGCGAAAAGATACATATCGCTTATATCCTGATCTGATTCAGCCCAATGAGTCACATTTGTCATTAAAATACCTTTTTCGCGCCAGAAGGTACGCAATTGAGGTTTATCAGTTTTTATTAATTCTCTCAACCATTGAGAGCATAAAACTAGAAGTTGACTTTTAGATAATATTTCTTGTTTTCTGGTGTAAAGATTTAAGTATTTATAGATTCTTAAGTTATTGGGTATTGGATGATCTGTGTTAAGATTTAGGTTTAGAGGTACGTTATTTTCATCAGCGACGTACTGAGCGGCTTTAAGACTTGGTGACTTCTTGGGGGTATTTCCTGGTACTCTCATTCAGGTTACTCTCTCGTTCTAAACGTTCGAATAGTTCTTTATCTTTTTCATCTGAATTATAGCGTTTTCTTTCTTGTAGCACAAACGAAATTGCTGGATCAAGCACGTATCCTTTAGTTGGACCGTGTGGATCTTGGTTGAAGTAGCCTGAAGTTAGGGGGAGGTCGGTAAGTTTTTTGGTAGAGAATTTACGGGGCATGTTTACTCCTTGCTTTTCTCCTGTTCCATAATCTTTTTAAGTACTTCTAGGGAATCTTGCATAAAAGAGAGGCGAGAATCGTGTTTAGATTTCTCGTAAGCCTCGCGGTAAATGCATTGGTGTTGAATGTGTTCAACTTCTGTGTAGTGTTTGGGTTGTTTTTGATACCAAGGTTGTTGGTTATTGAGGGGATTGCGCCAGGTTGATGATTCGTGTTGGGGAACAGTCTGGCGTTTGATGTTGTATAGGCTTTCTTCGTCGACATCTTTTCTATATATTTTTTTAAGTTGGGTATGCATTAAATTTCAACTTTGCAGTTAAATATACTTTTTATCTTTTAAATAGTTCTGTCTGCCCTTGGTATCTATCTTATACTTTTCCAATAAAAGATAATACTTACGCCAATCCTTTTTAGTAAAATCTTGTTTTCTTTGATTTAATCTACACATGAAAATCAACGCGGGGTCTTTAATTCTGGTATCCGACATTACGTCGTGGAAAGTTTCGATTAAAAAATCCTCATTAAAAATGGATAAATAACATTTTCCTGCAAGCGAGAAGCGTAATTTAGAGGCGATTTCTTCAATAATTATAGAATCCACACTTATTATTGATTCTTGTTGAACAAATTCTGGAATATTATCTATTTTCAATTTGCTAAAAATTTGCGCTATCGTCTCAAATTGTGACATTTTAAATTTCTCTAGATATAATGATCTTACTTTTATTACTAGGTCAAATATAGCACGGAATCAAGGTTTTGTCTATGTTTGGCCTTATTTTTTTGTACATTTTTATGGTCGGCTATCTTGCGTAAGACTTAGGTTGGAACGCTCGGGGAACTCCCTCGCTTAGGTTGGGTTTTTCATAACTGAAAAAAGGTTGGTAAGGTTGGTAAGGCTATCCACGTAGGGGAGTTCCCCCGTAGTGGATGAGGTTGGCTTTGTTAATGTTCACATAGGCTGGTAGTTCCCCTTTTATGGAAACCAACCTACCAACCTATGTTTCTTTTCGTATGAAAAGCCAACCTCCAACCTAAAGCTATCGCCTTTACAAGGCTACTAAAGACAGAATACGGGTGTGATTTTAGTAGGACAAACTGACTAAATCATCCCAAGATTTGGATTTTGAAGGAATTTGAGAATTTAGAGACAAATCCATGACATTAAAGAAGCGAAATTTACTATAATTTGTCTCTAAACAGATAATTAGTCTTATTAGTGTATCATTTGCTTGTGGGAAGGCGTTACGAAGGGGATTAAGTAGAGCATTAAAGAGATAATCTTGTAACATTATGGGGGCTAATTTGTAAGAACAAATCCATTTTAGAATTCCATCCGAGTCGATAACTCTAATATATCTTTTAACTACTGCGCCCATACGCCATAAATATTGCAAGGTACGGTTAGCACATTGGCGTTTCTTACTAATGGATTTTCCTGCTGTTGTTTGGCTCACTCTCATCTCAACACCTCGAACATGAAAGAAGGCAACTTGCCTTAAAAGTAAAAGACGAGCTTTGGATTTAGTGTGCTTAATTTTATTATAGATTATATCGGATTGTGCTTTACAAATGTCATTTGGTGAGATATTATAGATACTCAATTGAAATACCTCCTGTTGGTTGGATTCAGATTCAGATTCAGATTCAGATTCAGATTCAGATTCAGATTCAGATTCAGATTCATCAGCGGGTTCCTTAATTAGTAACTAACGAGAACTTCCAGGGACGCGTTAATTACGGTTGAAATTTCATAACTATCTAAAAAAAAGAGTGTAGGCTAAATGTTCAATTTAGTCTACTTTAAGAAAAGAAAATTATTAATGAAAACGAATGGCACATAAGAAATTATGAGCTTTGTTTCTTTCAGAATATCCTTTATTCTGAGACTTTAATTGTTGGAGCAGCCTTAAAACTGCTCCATAATTTTCTAGATCGCGCTATTAAACCGCAAAGCTTTGTATAACGGCTTTGAGGGCTACATAAACCCCCTCCAAATAGAGATCACCGTAAGGTGAGATCAATCGGGGGGTTTTTTCTGTCTAAAAAATAATTATAAATTAACACGAAATATTGCTGTCTACACAAATCTTCTTAGACAGAAAAGTTTTTAAATCTTTATGAACTTTATCTCTTCTCTAGTCCACTTGCCTCTATAGATATACTCTTTTTTGTTCTTCTTTACCTTATAAACCTTCGACATAGGCACACGTTCCCTAACAACCTTAAACCCCCTGTCCACTAAATACGTTGTACCTACTGAATGCCTGCCCTTCTTACTGCTCATAAGCGTTAAACACTTTAATTCAATAAGGTCAGGTATCACCTTAGCAACGATTGGATACGTATAACCCGTAGCTGCAACTATATCAAAATATTTACTTGTTATTATATTAATGCCAATTCGCTCTGCTAGTCGTACAAAGTATTTATAAATATCTTCATGACTGTCAGATATTTTATTTTTCATATATGTCCTTTCATATGATCTATACTAACATATACTATATTAATATCAAGTTAAATATTCACTTGACATTAATAGTGGGGGTGATATTCTAAGCACATGTAGTTAGTAATAGTTAGTTATACGAAGGAATGAAGATGATAAAAGTTGATCCAACTTATGCAGCTCTTTTAAATAAAGAAGTTATATATTTAATGCACTATATCGAAAGTATGAATATGGGTATCGTTCATATTTGGCAAGATAAAGGTAATCCATTAAGCGACAATAAAACATTAGAGTATGTACAAGATGAACTGCTTAATGCACATGATGTTTTGAAAAAAGTAAAATGGCTTACATCTCCTAAATCTGAGTTACCAAAAGTGGAGTCCAAGTAATGAACCACATCGCAGCAGAAGCATACAAGCTTAAAATGAGCATTAAGAGCTTAGAAAAACAGTACGACGGATTAATGCAAGCCTTAAAGGTTTCGTTCAACCAGGGTCAACCTTGTTGGGGTAGCTACAAGATGGTAGTATCACAGCGTCCTGGTAGCGTCGACTACTCCGCTATCCCCGAACTTAAGGCAGTGGATTTAGATTTATACCGCAAAGACCCAATCCAAGTTTATAAACTAGAATACACAGGGGAATAAGATGTTAGATGCAATAAAAAAAGCACAAAGAGTTATAAATAAATATAACAAGAACGTAAGAGATAATAAGGCCGCTTTTGAAGCAGCAGCAAAAAAGTATGGCTATATTACTTTGCCAGATGGTAGTAAGGGCGTTCCAATAAATCATTCGTTCGCAGAAGATAAAGAAGAATATGAAAAGATTGTAAAACTACAAAAAGAACTGCCTGAGGATTAGCCGTGGAGTATGAACTTGAAATTTCTTTCTTTAGGATACCTGAAGCAAATTGGTATTGTGATAACTGTTGTAAGCGCTTAGGTTATAAAATTAAATATTTTTATTGGGATTAATATGTATAAATATTGCTGTGACAGATGCAAGCTTGAAGTAAATAAGTGCGATAAATGCCAAAACTTATTTGAACTACATGAAATGTTTTATTTTAAAATTGCTTCGTATTACGTAGACTCTTTCGCTTTATGTATAAATTCTGCTGATGGAAAATCTTATAAACAAAATATTGAATCATTTAAGCTTTGTACAGAATGTTGGATGAATGCAGAAAAGAAGCATGGTGAAATTAAACTAGAATACACGGGGGAATAACCATGGTCATCTGTTTACCCGTCTTCGTCCTTGAAGGACTTCGTCGGGCGCAGCTAGTAATAATAATCATACTTTTACTTTTGGGGCGATGATGATAAGAATTGAATTAGAATTAATTAGAGTCATGTTTATTTCTGGCGATACTGCTGGCTTTTGGGTTTTAAAAGGTTTAGCTAAGGGCTTAAAGCAAGATTTTAAATTTTTAGAAGCTTATGGTACTAACTATGACGAGAAGTCACAAGATTTTGTTATAGATAAAACAAGAAGTTTTTCAATTCGCATGGATTCAATAGCTTTTATTGAATATAAAAATAAAATTAAAACAACAGAAATTGAGAATAAATAATGAGCATATTTAACTTATTCAATAATCCAAAATGCAAGGCCTGCAATAGAGTTATTCCAAAAAAATATTATTCTGGAGACCTTGACTGTGAAATCTTCGAGGATGCTTATTTATGCGATAGTTGTTGGTATGATTTTAAGCATTCACCCGAATATCTTTTATATAAAAAACGTAAGTTGCAATTATTTATAGACAGTAAATTATCATCATGACACAAAAATTCACTCCAAGACCTCATCAACTAGCTGCCATTAATGCAATCAGCACAGAGCTAAAAGCAAGCGACAGGACAACTGCCGTCATGGCTTGCGGCTCTGGTAAGACTCTGGTTGCTTTGTGGGTTGCAGAAAAATTAAGACCTAATTCCATTCTAGTTTTATTGCCTTCTCTTGCTTTAGTTGCTCAAACATTAAAAGAATGGAAAAAACAAACTAAGTACAGCAATTTTTCTCCTTTATGTGTTTGCTCAGATAACACAGTTGCTGACGACGAGATGAAAATAAATCCTAGTGAGTTAGATTTTCAGGTAACTACCAATAAATATACTATCAAGCGATATCTCGATAGATATTTACCGCTCAAGATTATCTTTTCTACTTACCAATCTTGTGACTTAATACCTAAAGAATTTAAGTTCGACCTAGGTATCTTTGATGAAGCACATAAAACAGCTGGTCATGAAGATGGCTTATTCTCATACGCTTTAAGCAATGAAAATGTCAACATCTCCAAACGCTTATTTATGACAGCCACACCTAGGCACTTTGATGTTAATAAAATAGACAAGCACGGTGAAAAGTTAGCCGCATACTCCATGGACAATGAATCCATCTATGGCAAAGTATGCTACAAGCTTTCATTTTCGGATGCAGTTAAACAAAACATCATTTGTGGCTATAAAATAATCATTTCAACATTAACGTCTGACGATATCAACCGCAGCTTAATCCATCACGGTGTCATGAATATAAAGAAAAATAAATTCCATGCTAAAAGCATTGCTAATATTTTATCTTTAGACAATGCAATAAAAGTTAACGATATCAAAAAAGTATTCACATTCCATAAAACTGTTAAAGATGCAAAAACATTCTCAACCATCTCAAGTTCGCTTCGGCTATCCAAAAACTTTAAATCTATGCATATCAATGGCGGAATGAATTCCGTTGAACGTAAGTCAATTTTGGATGAATTTAAGCACTCTGACGCTGCCGTCTTATCTAATGCAAGATGTCTTACGGAGGGCGTAGATGTTCCAGCGGTTGACATGGTTGCTTTTATGTCACCCAAGAAAAGCCAAATAGATGTTATACAGGCAGCAGGGCGAGCCATGCGCAAGTATAACGGTAAGGTACAGGGTTATATCTTAATTCCTATCTTTCTAGAAACTAATAAACAAGAGAATTTCGAGGAAGCTTTAAACGATACCAAATATCATCATATCTGGAATATCCTACAAGCATTACAGGAGTACGACGACGAGTTATTAAGCATAATAACCGACTTACAGAAAAGCAGCGTACGCAAAACTAAAATTGATTATGAACGATTAAATAAAAAGATCGGGATTGTTGGCGTTGCATCTAGTTTACATATAAAAACTCTACGTAGCGCAATAATAACCAAGGTTATAGATAAATTAACCAATACCTGGGATGAAAGATTTGAAGAGCTATTAATATTTAAAGAAAAATATGGACATGTAAATGTTCCACAAAATAATAAATATAAATCTTTAGGTCAGTGGGCTTCTGATCAACGATTAGCGTTTAATTCAAATATATTACCTAAAAATAGAATCAATAAATTAAATGAAATTGGATTTTGCTGGAATATTCATAAAGGCGCATGGGACAAAAAATTTAAACTTTTAGTAAATTTTAAAAACAAACACGGACATTTGAAAGTTTCGGATTCATCAGGATTAGTTTCCTGGGTGCGCAAACAACGTGAGTTCTTCGCTAGCAATACCTTACCCAAAGACAGGATAGATAAGTTAGAATCAATCGGTTTTAGTTGGATACCTCAGATAGATACATGGAATGAATATTTCGAAAAATTATCAGCATTTAAAACAAAATTTGGGCATACCGCAGTTACGTCTACAAGTAAAAAATATATCTCTTTATTTAAATGGGTATCTCGGCAACGAAATGAACGTAAAAATAATATTTTAAATCAAGAAAGAATAGATAGATTAAATTCAATTGGGTTCGCTTGGCATGGAGATAAAGGCCAAACTTGGGAACAACAATTTGGAAATTTATTACTTTTTATGGCTAAACATGGACATCCTAATCCATGTCAAAAAGATATGACATTTAAGGGATTAAGTACTTGGATTTGCAAACAGCGAGTTGATTTTAAAAATAATATTTTACCTCAAGATAAAATAGATAAACTAAACGCAATAGGTTTTTCATGGAATGCGCGAGACGTTGAGTGGAATAAAAACTTTGAAAAGTTATTGGCCTATAAAGAAAAATATGGACATATAAATATAAAAGTATCAAAAAAATATCGAGAAAAAGGCTCACTATCTAATTGGATAAATAGTTTGCGAACTTGTTATAAACGTAAAACTTTATCGAAAGACAAAATAGATAAATTAAACGCAATAGGTTTTAATTGGATAATATATGAGAAGGATACTAAATGAACCCAATCTTCTACATACACTTAATATCCACCATAATAACTATCTTCTTTGTGGTTGTTATCTGGTGGACTAACCGTAAAATAGTAGCCTTAAACAGAGAACTCATAAAAGACTCAAGAGAGGTTTTAGTTCTAAATGGTTTATTACAAGAACGTATGAATAACATAGAAATTAAATTAAATGTATTGCAGGATTTGCAGAATTATAAGAAAGATAAATAAATGGAACAGACAAATCTGGAAATAGTATCATTTGACCCAACGGAAAATATTAATCTTTTAAGATTAGATATCCAAGAACAGATAAAGCAAAGAGAAGAGATGAATTTCGTTTGTAAGGATATAAAGCTAACTTCTTGCGCTTGTAAAAACGGGAAAAATATTAGTATTTTTTTTGCAGCTATTGTTTTATTTGAGAATAAATACAAATCAACGGAGTCGAGATGAACTTAAAACTAGAAACCAAAGCAGATTACGTTAAAGCATTTGAAGAGCTTTATTCAAGGGTAGAAGCTCTTGAACAAACACGAGGTGGCTTTTCTAAACCGGATATAATCGCAAGATTACCCAAAGAGCTAGCTAATGCACTTGCCAATGCCAGAATGGAGTTCCTACCACTACAAAAGTCAGGGACATCCAAAAAAGATGGTAAGACGTTTGCAATTCTAGACGACTATAAAGAGGCTACAAGCAAAGCTTTTGATAAGCACGGTATAAGTGTCGCTTTTATGGAAAACGAAGATTCTAGCCCTACTCTTGCTGCAATTATAACCCTAAAGGGAACGCAAGATAGTTATACAATAACCACAGATGTAAAACCTGCTAATATGCAAGATCCTAAATTAGCAATGAAGTATGGTTTCCAAAATGCTAGAGTAAGTGTTTATAAAACTCTATCTCAATTAAGGTAGTTAATATGGAATATCCTAAAATAAATAGTCTCTGGAAAAGAGACATGGATAGTAACAAGAAGTTCCATAAGCTTATCGAACCCACAAGTGGGGAAGGCGGTTATGCCTGCCCTGAATTCGCTTCTCAAAAAAAATGGCGTGTACAAGAAAAGATAGATGGCACTAATATTAGAATTCTATCACTTTGCAATAGTGCTATCGCTAATAGTCATTCAGTTGATTTTATGGGACGAACAAAAAATGCACAATTGCATCCTAAATTGTTAGAAATGCTTCAAACAATAAACCTTGAACCATTAAATGAAAAGTTTGAAAATCATAATGCAGTTCTTTTTGGTGAAGGTTTTGGCGCTGGTATTCAATCAGGTGGTATTTATCGTAAAGATATGTCATTCATACTTTTTGATGTTTATATGAATGGGCGTTGGTCAACCCGTGAGGAAGTGTCACAGTTTGCAGAAATGCTAAATCTAGAAACTCCACACGATTTTGGTTTAATGACAGAGGACGAGATAGTTTCGTTCGTCAAATCTAAACCTCGTGGAAAATATGGTAATGGTAATTATATACTAGAGGGAGTTATTGCAAGATCAGAACCCTTAGTCAGATTTAACACTATGAGTGCTAATCCGGTTGCTTGGAAATTGAAAGTTAAGGATTTTAAATAGGATAGTAAATGGAACACGTTAGTTTTGAAGAACAACTTAAGTTCTTAAAATCAGTAAGAGAAGAGATAAAAGCAGAAGCTTTAGAGATAGCTAAGTCCCTCAAAAAAGACCCATACAGGTCAGATGAGGTAAATGAACTCAATACCTCTCTCTCTAAAGCACAGGGTGAATATCCACCCATTGGTTATAACCGAGTAGCTAGATACTTCCAAAAAGAGTACTCAGACATCAATGCTATTCTTTCTGTAGTACTTCCAGTTTTAAGTAAGTACCAGCTTGCCATAAGGCAGTGGACAGAAACGTTGCTTGATGGCCCAATTATACTCCATACAGAGATATGTCATTCATCAGGTCAATGGACAGAGACAAGAATCAGAGTCATACCACCCAACAATGACCCCATTACCTTTACTTCAACTATAAATAACCTAAAAAGAACACAGTTAATGTCACTTTTGGGGTTATCCGTAAAAGATGATTACATGGATGACCTTGCTGAAATCCAGATGGCTGATGATCGTTTAATCTATGCCAAGGGGACTCAAACTCCAACATTATACAACCCAAAAGACAGATCAACAGACTGCATAAGCAAAGACCAACTCGATATACTTGAAAAAGAGTTAACGCACTGCCCGGATTACGTAGAAGAGATATTTAGAGGGGCGCAGATAGAAACTCTGGCTGATTTGCCTAAAAACAAATTTGAGTACACACTCAAAAAGATAAGACTTGTAAAAGAGTATAGAGCAGGAAGAAGGCCACAACCTGAATAAAAGGAGAATACCTTGAACATACTAAAACGATTTACTAATCCAAGTAAGCATGTTCTGGAACCGTACGGTACGATAGTTCAAAATGAGAAGCAGATATTTATCCAAGTATCTAAAGATCCCGAGTATGCAGACTGGATAACTTTAGGGGAGTTATACGAATCAGTTTTGCCGTTAACAGATGAATTCTTCAACGAGTGTCTAAGCAAGTACACAGATAGAAACGTTTAACGTAGCTTAAATTCATTGGAATTTTATGGATATACGTATGTCTAGTATGCGTTTAATATTTTGTATTGTTATTTTTGGGTTATTAACTTTGTCATCTTGTTCTAAGTATCATTCCAAATCTGTAGATGCGCCCAAGGGGTCATCGCCTGATGTATCAGTAACCATTAAAGCAACAGCAGTAGACTTAAATGAACTCTCACCGGACGAGATAACCGAGATGAATGAGTTTACTGAGCCTGAGTCTTCGACTCTTGAGTCTTCGACTCCTGAGTATGCTTTAAATATCTATACGATTAATTTATATACCTGAAAAACCAAAGCCCACTATTACTAGTGAGCCTTGGCAAGGAGAATAGTCCCCTAAGGAGAACAAAGAATCTTATTAAGCTGTTAAATATGTGCCTGTTGCCACAAATACTATAGGGTATGTTGGAGATGGGCTTGAAGCGCCTTGCCATATCCAAGTCGTCTGCATATTTAAATGAGAATTTGTTGCTCGTCCGGTAGAATATACCCTTAAGGCCATAAATTCTAAAACTTGGCTTCCTGATTTAATTCTTGTAGTTGTTGATCCAGCCATGCTATCTACATAAGCGTTTTTAATTCCAAGACTGCCTACACTTTCAGCTCCGGCGGCAAATGGCATATTAGTAACTACTAACGATGCGCCAGGAGGAGTTCCAATATTAGTTATAGATAAAGTTAAAGTATATGAAACTAATTTACCTATTTTAACCCATGAACCCGTCTTGATATCATAAGTAACTCCAGTCAAGTCAGAATAAATAGCTCCATTATATGCTTGAAAATTAGGCACAAATGTTCCCGTGCTATATGCACCACTAGCGCTAGTTTCCCAAGTTGGCTCTGATCCGGGGCCATGAGAGGTTAAAACTTCACCATCAGCACCCATTTCTATGGAACCCAGTTGATTATCGGAGTCTATAAGTACTAAATTCTTATGTTGTGGGGGTAGTTTCTGATAGATACCGCAAATAAAAGCTGTGTTTAATTCTTTTGCCCCTGTTCCAGTAGCAGATCCTATACGAAGTTCATTGCTTACAGTTGCCGAAGAAGCGTCTGTATTGAAACATATATTGCTTCCACCGGTAGTAGTTGTTGAGCCACTATTAACTCCTAAAAATAATGAGTTACTACCCGTGGTTAGCGCTAATCCTGAATTCCTACCAACGCATACACAACCACTTGAAGTTGTAGCATTAGTCATTGAATTCCAACCAATTGCTACGTTATTTGAAGCTCCGGCAGCCGCATCTAATGCATTATTACCTATTCCTACGCATGATACACCACCAGGTCCGGCTATAGGCCCTGCTTGATATCCTAAATACGTTGAAGAAAGCCCATAAGCATGCATAAAACGATCAGTAATATAATCAGTTGTACCTAAAGCATATATACCTACAGGAGCAGGCGCTATAGCAGTCATTGGCTGTAATATAGACTTATCAAGATGTACCGTGACTACATTTGTTGTTCCATCAGGTAAGCTGGAAGTATTGATATTGTCTGCACCTAGAATTTGAACCTCGTCTACATTTACAATAGCCGTACCGTCATTAGTTATAAAATCAGTCGCTCCGGTTGCAGGTATATTTTTAGTCGATAACTTACCCTCAGATCCACAAACAACAACTTTTGCTGCTGCACCTTCTGTAGAATCATATATACCTTGGATGTATGTATCTACTGTATTTCCAGCATTAAATCCCAGCCTTATTACTTTATTGTCAGCATTAACGTCACAGTTTCCAATAATTATATTGCAGGATTCATTTGCCGTATAATTAGTGCCAGCATTAAATCCAATTAATATATCGCTGCTTCCGTCTACTAAATTAAAACCGCTGTAACATCCAAGGCATGTGCAACCATCACCGCCAGTAGCTGATGTCATAGATTGCGCACCTACGGCTGTGTGATGTTCCTCAGTTCCCATTACAGATAACGCTTTATAACCGATACCTGTACATACAAGAGGCTGTCCGCAACCTACGCCTAAAGGCCCAGCACCTAAACCACAAAAAGTAGAATAAGTACCATATCCATGTAGAAATCTATCATCTACGATATTATCTGCTGAACCTAATGAATACACACCGGCACTGCCATCTTCTTCCGTTGTAGGTTGATAAACAGAAGTAGTCAGAAAAGTAACTACTGAGTTATCATTCTCTTTTCTGGTTTCTATATTAGAGTACACAGCAGGATACCCCGGGTCATTACCACCAAGTAAATACAGTCTGTTATTTACATCAGGTTCTTCCGTTTTAGCATCATCAGTTACTGTTGTTAAAGATCCACCACCACCTTGTGGGTATAGTTTAATCCATGAAGCCCTTAAACCCTCTTTACTGGCAAGGTAGTAAACTTCGTAAGGGATAACTCCCGTATCATATTTAACAAACCATAAGTGATTAAGATCATAAATTACATAATCACTTTCTGTAGGTGGCCTGTTGCTTATAGTCGTATCGGGCGGATTAACCGCCGATACCCCAAGTGACATATTTGTAGCATTACCATATAACATCGTTCTCTCCCTAAAACTGTTCGATAATTATAACCATTCCATCGCCACCATCACCGCCAGCGCCAGAGCTAGTTCCATTTATAGAGCCTCCTCCGCCACCGCCACCACCACCTGGAAATCCACCATCACCGCCATCTCCTGCCGCAGCTCCAGAAGATTGGCCACCACCACCGCCACCGCCAGTGCCACCAGTCATTAAACCGCCTGTTGTTACTTGTCCATTTCCATTACCACCATTTATAGTTCCAGATTCTAAACCGGCAGTTCCACCAGCAAGAATCAAATTACTAAGTATGTCATAAATATTGCCGCCAACTCCGCCTGTTCTTTCAGTACTTGAATCTGCACCACCACCGCCTCCACCTGCTGTAGCAGTAAGAGCGTTATTATTCATTCCACCATCATAATAAACTCCATACCATGGATTCATCGGAGTCCATCCTGCAGTATTTGTTCCCCATCCTCCCTCTGCTGTTAAACCTATAGCTGATGTAGCTGTTGTAGTTAAGTTCATGGGAGCATTAGTGAACATTCTAAATGAACCGCCATCAGCTGAATCTCCATTTTTTCCGCCACCTCCATAATTATGTACACTACCGGTATACGCTCCAGTAACACGTATTCCTCCTAAAGAATCTCCAAATTGAGCTACTCCTATAGTAGTTGATATCGATCCTATACTACTATTAGTTCCGTCTGTTCCATTAGTTCCATTAGTGCTTGCAGAAGCCTGAGCGGCACCACCAGTCCCACCGGCTCCAACTACTACAGTTTCAGTTGCATCAAAAAAAGAAGTGGGTAATTGGTTATAGAAAAAACATCCACCATTGCCTCCACCATTACCTCCACCGGCAGCAGTAGTAGAACCTTGTCTTCCGGATCCACCTCCGCCTCCTCCGCCCCATCCTATAACAGTTACTGTTAATGCTCTGTCATCTTTAGTCCATGTATAAGTTCCAGAAGTATCATAAGTAGAAATAACTGAGCTACCCGTATAAACAATAGAATTTGCCATTTATTCTCCTAAAAACTAGAAAATTCACCAACTAAATTAGTAATTAAAAAAGTATTAGATTTAATATAAATCAGCTGCATACTTCGGTACAACCTATCGGGATAAAGACTTGAAGTTCTCCATCCTCCAGCAGTTCCAGTTGTTGAGGTAGCATTACCATATTTAATACTTTGACTGGCATTTTGATATACATGAAATCCTGACGGATTAAGAGAAATAATATGAATTTGATCACCAATAGAACATGAAGCACTTGCAGGAAGTAAAAAATAAGACGATCCTACTCCAGTTGTATCCCAATAACAAATATATCCATTACCTACAGCCATTTGATAATCATAACCAAGAGATGCATACGTAGCATTTGAAAGTATATTACTCCATGAAAGAGGAATCGATGAAGTTGACCAACTAGGGTCAGCTGAAGAACCACCTGAAATCAATGCTTGTCCTGCTGAGCCAGTTGAAGTCCATTTTATAGCTGCAGTCGTGCCTGCTCCTATTGCTATTGCATGACTAGTTTGTGTTCCTAATTTAGCTTTAAGATTAGAAGGTGCTACGGCCTTTGCAGATTCAGTTCCAGTTAAAGTCTCTGCATCAGAGGCATAAGTCACACCTGCTGAAGCTGCCTGAAAAGTAGGTGCCGAACCAGCACCGTTAGATGTTAAAACGTGCCCAGCGGTTCCAACAGTCGTTGTTACAATACTTGTTCCATTAAAATAGTTAACGCCATTTGTATTAGCCATAGTAGCTGCACCTGTGCCGCCTTGTGCAACACCGAGTGAAGCTACGCTGCCAAACTGCCCGTTACTGTCTACTAGGGCTACGTTTATTGTGCCTGCGGGAGTTACGCCGTAGGCTCCTGCTAGGAAAAGTTTATTTTGTTGATATGCTCCACTACCTTGAGTACCAATACGTATTGTATTTGTTTCTGCATTTACACCATCATTA